CGCCGATCAGTGCCGCGGTCATGCCGGCGGTGTCGGTGTTTTCGATGTGCGCGATCACGGCCTTGTGCGCAGCGACCCGGGCTTCCTCGGCGGCCTCCCACTCATTCAGCGGGCGGCGGACCTGCTCCTGAAGCGACTCCAGGGTTTCACGCATCCGCTTGCGCTCGGCGTCGATCAGCTTCGGGACTTCCTTCAGCTCGGCCACCAGCTTTTTGCCGGCGTCGTCCAGGGCTACTTTCGATCTCGCGACCTCGTAGGCAAGCGAGGCGATGGCGGCGCGACCCTTGGCGGTTCTGGTGTCCGGCACGAACGACAGAACCTCGTCGCGGATCTTTTGCAGCCACGGCTCCAGGCCGTTCGGCGCGCTGTACACGGCCAGCGCGGTTTCCTTTGGCGGCACGGTGGCCAGCTCAGTCGTTGCGTTCATGTTCACCCCTTGTACGTCGAAAGTCCCGTGCAAGGGACTGTTAGAAACATTTCCATTCAGGCCGAAGAAGTCGCCGATCTGCCCGACTGCTGCATTGATCCGCACCTGGGCGGCCTTGCGTTCGGCCAGTCGGGCCGCTTCCCGCTCAGCGCTCCGGGCGTCAATCGCCTCGTAGTCGTGGAACAGGTCAGCCGGTGCCACCTTTGGCCTGCCGTAGTCATCGAATCGCCGGTCCCACTCCCGGGCCTGGGCGCTGTCTGCGTAGCTGGTGCTCATGGGTCAGCCCTCAGCAACTGGTCGCCGATGATGCGCAAGCGGTTGCGGATGCGGGCGCCCTGGGCGTTGATCTCTTTGCGCTCATCGAGCAGTCGAGCCATGGCCCGAAAGCCGCCTTCGTCTTCCTCGGTCCATGTGTCGTCGTAGGTCTGAACCTCACTGACGGCGTGGTGCCAGCCATGCCACACGATGCAGCATTCGTTTTCGTGCGTCTCGCCGCTCATGTACCGGTTGCGAAAGGGCTTCAGGTCGATGAATGTTTCGGCGGCGGCATGCTGTTCGCGGATGGCCTGAGCGTTCTTTCGCCATGCCTCCCGATGCCGGGAATATGCCTTGGCCAGTTCGCGTAACTTGTCATCAGTCGTCTGCGTCATGGCCGCGCTCTCACGGCAATCCTGTTGCCTTTCTGCGTGGCAGCCATTTTCTTCGGGAGGTCACACACCCGGAAGTCGCGCGGCATGCCCAGCAGTCCGTAGATCTGCGTGCTGACTTCGATAATTCCGAGGCTGCGCTCGATGGACTCAAGCTGCTCGTCGATCAGTGACTTAACGATTGGCGTGGTGTTCATGCGTGCATCCTCTCGGTGGCGCTGCAAAGACGGGAGACGCGAGCGCTTCGGGCCGCCGTGAGACTGCTGTTCATCTGGCTTGATTCGTTGTGATCAATGTCCCCACTCCAGAGTGCGTAGGAGACAAAGCCCTGCAGGTAATTCAGTTCCGACTCGCTGCCAACCAGGTCGCCGGCGGGCATGGCGTGGATCTTTTTCAATCGTTCATCGAAAACCGCTCTCGCTGTTGAGTTGAACATTTCAGTTTCCCTCGGTGACGTGGAAGAGACCGCTAACTTCGTGCTTTAAAGGCGGCTGTGATGGCGGAAGGTGCGAGCCTGGCCGCTGCCTGGAATACGCTGGCGCGCCTGGCGTGCAACTCGCTCGCTCGGGTAGGTGGCAGATCCGCCCATCTTCCCGGTGACGAACAGCCCGCGAAGGCTGATCACGTCCATTTCAAAATCCTCGCCCTGTAGGCTCATCCCTGTTTCGCTGTTCATGTGCTTGCACCCCTGCTTGCGTTGGTAGTAGTTGGTTTCCCGCTGCCGACTCATCGAATCGGCACTGGTGAAAGGGTCCAGGCCGCGCTACTGGCGACCGGCCTGGCTTGTTGCGTCATCGGTGTTGCCGGTTGCCCGCTGCTGATTGCAGGGCCTGGCGCGTCTGTCGTAGGTTGGCATCGGGGCTTCCTGCATCCAGCTCGATCAGCGTTGCTGGATGGTCATAGGTCAATACAACATGCGGCGTACAGCCCCTGGCGCCCGGTAAGTAGGCACACCGCATGAGGTCCGGCACCCCTCATAGCCGAAGCTCGGGGCGCTAATTCGTTGCAATCCGTCAAGCTACCGAGGCCGGTACAGCTATGCTCAGGGAGGTTCCTACCTATGAACATGCCAGCGGCCTTTCCCACTTGACGTTGTGTTGCGCAGGTTGTGTAAAGAGCGATTCGTTCTGGTCTCTTGCAAGGGACCGTCTCGATGGATTGAAAGGTAACTCAAGGTTGCGGGCCTGTAAAGTCCTAGCCGTGAAATAATTTTTAATTTGCCGGGGACTTTAAAGGGACTAGACTTGTCGTAATACCGTTGAAGACTCCGCAACCGTTAGTTACCATAGCGTATCAACGGGCGGGGGTGTAATTCATGCAAGGTGTTCCGCTAAAGCAGTTGGTTGCAGAGCTTGGCCCGGCCAAGGTAGGAAAGATGCTCGGTGTAAGTCATCAAGGGATAACGAAGGCGGTAGAGGCAGGGCGAGAAATTCTCATCACCGTGCTACCGGGCGGAAAGGCAAAAGGGATAGAGCTTAGCGACTTCCCGAAAGCAAAGAAGAAAGCAGCACCAGACTGATAATCGTAAAACCAAGGGGTTGATATGGCATACGTACCAGAAGAACTGATGCACGAAAAACAGATAAAAGTCCGACTAGTCGACAAAGAGTATGACGAGTGGAAAGAAATGGCCCACAAGGAAGGACAGCTGCACAGCGTAATGGCTAGAATTGCCATGCGGGCTATTCTGGAAGAGTACCGCAGGACCGGCGAGCTACCTGAGTTCATCGCCAAGCAGCGCGCATAACATTCACTAAATTTTTGGGGTGACCGCTTTGACCAAGGATGAATTTGTAGAGTTTGCCGGCGATGAGTTCGCCGTCGTTGTTGTAGTCGCTGCAATCCATGGCCCGACCAGGAATTACCAGGTTGAGGCGGTTATGCCTTCAGTGCGTGCAGGCATGATCAGCAAGGGAGTTAATCCATGACCAAGGATGAATATGTTCTGTTTGCAGGCACCGACCTTGCCTTGATCGAAGAGATCGCAGCGCTCGCGGGCAAGACCGGCAAAGAGCTGGTGGAATACATTTCAGGGTCCAGCATTCAGACCCTGAAAGAGGTGATCGATCGCAACCTGGGAGCGCCGCGCAATGCGGTCGTTGCCCAGGTCAGCGGGAATGTAATTCAGGTCAACTTCAGCGCCAGGGCGGTAGCTTCCTGGAATGGCCGGAAGACGTACCAGGCGCCATCAAAACGCCGCCAGTTCGCCAATCGCGTCAGCCTCATGCCTATCCGAGTCCCTTCCACGGCACCAAACTCAACTTCCGCGGCGGTCCCTTCCACGTCACCTGATACTGTTATTCCATACAGTAGTTGTTAACTTACCAGACCGGGAATAACCGCGCCACGTTTAAGCCTTCTCGATTTCGTAGCGCGGCAATCATATAGATCAGAATTAGGGGTGACGATGATGGCGCCAGAAAATAGTCAGGCCACTGGTCGAGTGGTTGAAATGCAGGTTTCGGGCCTTGTTGGGCCGGCGCTGGACTGGGCGGTGTGGCTTGCCGTAAACGGCGAACCTGGTGAGGCCTGTAGCACAAGAAAGCTGATATTCACGGCGGATCGAACGTACTGGCAGCCGTCCGAGGACTGGAGCCAGGGCGGCCCATTGATCGATCGCTACAACCTATCCCTGCTCGCGCCGGATGAGGGGTTTAGCCAGTGGTCAGTCGTTAAGGAATGGTGCCACGGCAATATCGAAGCGACCTATCCGGAATCCCCGACAGCCCTGATCGCGGTCTGCCGCGCCATCGTTACCGCCAACCTGGGCGAGGTCGTGAGCGTGCCGGCCGAGCTGGTCGAACAAATAAGTGCTTAAGCGTTGCAATGCAGCGTTTAAGCGCCTAGTATCAGTTCGACAAGGGGTGACATATGAAAATAGAGCAATTCGAAGCAATCTCAGAGCTGATCAGGGCTCGAGGTGGCGTCAGCGAGGAATCGGCAAAGCTGGTTCTGGTTGAGGGCCTAACCGCTCGTCAGGCTGCCGATATGCTTGGCTGCCCGACTCAGACCGTGTACAGCGGCGTTCAGAGATTCACCAAGGCGCTAGAGTTGGCGAGAACAGCCGTTCAGTAGCCTAGATTTTCGTTTCAAGGCGGTATACCGTGCAAGCCAGTCTCTCCAGAGGGACCGGAGCGCACAAAAAAATGCCCCGGCGGATCAGGCCGGGGCGGATGCATCTACAGCGTACAACGAAGAAAGGAAGCGTAATTATGGCAGGTTTTAAAGGTGGCGCAATAGCTTGCGCGCGCGGGCTCATGCTGGCTTTTGGCAATTGCGCCGGGGGTGAAGCGTGACCAAGCAAGTTAACGTCGAGAAGGCAACTCCAACCGAGCTTTACGCCAAGAAAGCGCCATACAGCTCCGTCAGCAACGACGTGGTGGCAATGATCGTCAACCCGGATGCCCTGGCTATCTGGATCTACCTTCAGACCCGCTCAAGCGACTGGAAGGTCATCGCATCCTACCTGCAAGAACGATTCTCCATCGGTCGCGATCGGTACTGGAAGGCCATGTCGTGCCTCAAGGAATTGGGGCTGCTGAGTTATGAAACTCTGCGCGAGGAAGGCACGGGCAAGATGCTCGGAAAGCGCATCATTGTTCACTACGAGCCGACACTACAGAAAACCGTAGATTCGGGAAACCGTAGCGACGGTGACCCGTCTATACGGGAAAACGACCACTACTCAATAAAGGATTCTTCTACTGAATCATCTGAGGTAAAACCAACGGTCGCTAAAGCTCCCTCCGGCGCTCCGCGCAAGTCGTCGAAGTTCGATCCAATTTCCGCAAGGCCTGCAAACGTCAGCGAGGAAACCTGGTCCGACTGGTGCCAGCACCGCAAGGAGATCCGCAAGCCGCTGACCGCCAAGACCTGCGAACAGCAGGCCAAGGCGCTGGAGGCTCACAAGACACCTGACGCCGTGATCAACCTGTCGATCAG